GGCACAGGTAGATGAACACATTGCAAGCCAGATTCAAATAACACCAGCTAATGAAACTGAAACAGAATCTGTTGCGTAAATACCACAAAAAGTCTTTATAATTCAAGAATATGACTATTGAATCAACAAACGATAAAGGTGGCGCCCCAATTGGCAATCAAAACGCTAAGAAGGGCAAGCTTTTTTACGACCAGTTGAGGAAGGTCCTTGTTCAGAATGACCAGTTAAAGCTACGTATGGTGACTGAAAAGCTAGTGGATGCGGCAGTTGATGGTGAGCCATGGGCAGTAAAGGAAGTCATTGACCGTATGGATGGCAAAGCAGTAGCCGTACAAGAACTAACAGGTCCTGATGGGGCTGAACTTAAAACAGGCTTTACGATAGTATTTGAAGAACCTGATGGAACTCCAACAGACGATTAAGGAAGCCAAGGCAAAAGCTAGGTTTCCCGCCAAACTTAAAAGTTTATTTGAACCAAAGAATAGCCGGTATCGTGTGTTCTACGGTGGACGTGGCGGGTCAAAGTCATGGAATATAGCCAGGGCGCTATTGCTTAAGGGATGTGAAGATAACATTCGTGTCTTGTGCGCCCGTGAGTTCCAAACCAGTATCAAGGATTCCGTACACAAGCTATTGGTTGACCAAATAGGCAACCTAGGATTGGAAGCCCATTACGAAATTACCCAAAACACCATTAGGGGTATCAATGGCACGGAGTTCATCTTTGCCGGCATTAAAAACAATATCAATGGTCTAAAATCTATCGAAGGAATTGACATTTGCTGGGTAGAAGAAGCAAATAACGTTACTTCCCTGTCATGGAACATACTTATTCCTACTATCCGTAAGGAAAACAGCGAAATATGGGTATCATTTAACCCTGAATTGCCTACAGACGAAACCTTTAAACGGTTCGTAGTAAATCCCCCTGAAAACGCTGTAGTAACCAAGATTAATTGGAATGACAACCCGTACTTCCCAGAAGTATTGGAACTAGAACGCCAAGCACTTAAAGCACGTGATATAGAAGCGTATAACAACGTTTGGGAAGGTATTCCACGACAGACCATAGATGGGGCCATATTCGCCAAAGAAATGACTATGGCTGAATTACAGGGTCGTATAACCAATGTACCCTATGACGGAACTAAAGGCGTTCATGTTGTGTTTGATTTGGGGTGGAATGACCATACAGCCGTGTGGTTTGTGCAACTATTCCCAACTGAAACCAGGCTGATACGTTACATAGAAGATAACCAGCAGACGATTAGCTATTGGCTGACCAAAATCCAATCATACGGTTACATGATTGATACCATCTGGTTGCCACACGATGCAAAAGCAAAGTCCTTAGGAACTGGTCGTTCCATAGAGGAAATTGTACGACAAACTGGTTTAATGACAAAAGTTTTAGACCGTGTACCAGTTTCAGATTCGATAAATGCGGCACGAACAATCTTCAGTAAATGCTATTTCGATAGGCAAAATTGCGAAGAAGGCTTACAATGCTTAAGACATTACCGGTATGATGTTGACCCCGAAACGAAGCAATTTAGTCAAAAGCCATTGCACGACCATTATTCGAACGGGGCCGATGCCTTCAGGTACATAGGATTAATGATTAACGAACCAAGGAAGCCGCCCAAAAGGACGGTTCCCCACGTTCAATCTAGCTGGATGGGATAAATTATGGCTGAAACGGTTGACTACGAATACGACCCAAGAATTAACGATGCAAAACAATTCTTAAGATTTGCGGCCGATGCCGATACACACAACCGTTCCGAAGCCCTCGATGACCTAAAGTTTGCTGGTGGCGACCAATGGCCTGTTGAAATCCAAAACAGCCGTTCAGTCGAATCCCGCCCGTGCCTGACAATTAATAAGGTGGATGCGTACATTCGCCAGCTATGTAATCAACAACGTCAGCAACGCCCACGCATGAAAGCGCATGGTATGAACCATGAATCTGACGAACAAATGGCAGAAATCATTACTGGTATCTGTCGCCACATTGAAAACCAATCCAATGCAGACCACGCCTACGACACCGCTTATGAATCAGCCGTGCGTATGGGCTGGGGATATTGGCGGGTAAACACACGTTACACAAATGAACGTTCGTTTGACCAAGAAATCTACATTGATACGATTGACAACCCCTTTACCGTATATTTTGACCCCAACTCGGTGCTACCTGACGGTTCAGATGCTGAAAAAGTGTTAATCACAACGGTAATCCCTAAAGTAAACTTTAGAGCCATGTACCCAGGTGCCGAAGATGGAAGCGGATTCACTATGCGTGGCACAGGTGATAGCGATGCAGAATGGGTAATGAAAGAAGATATTCGCCTTGCTGAATACTTTTACACCAAGATTGTTAGTGCTGAACTGATTTTGCTGTCCGATGGCTCACACGTCTATGAAGATGAAATGCCAGATGCCAAATTATTGGAAGCCGCTGGTATTTATGAAGTTAGCCGCCGGTCATCATTTCGCAAAGAAATTCATTGGTGCAAGCTAACTGCCATGGAAATCCTTGAAGAAGGGCGCTGGGTAGGCAAACACATCCCAGTTGTGCCTACTTACGGTCAGCAATTGGTTATTGAAGGCAAACGCAAGAAATTTGGCCTAGTTCGCATGGCTAAAGACCCACAAAGAATGTATAACTTCTGGGTTACATCCATTACTGAATCCGTTGCCCTGGCGCCCAAAGCCAAATGGATTATGGCAGAGGGACAAGACGAGGGCCACGAAAATGAATGGTCACAAGCCAACACTAAAACTATGGCTTATTTACGGTATAAGCAAACAGATACCGATGGCCAGCCGGCACCACCCCCCATCCGCCAAGCACCGGAACAACCGCCAGCGGGAATTATGTCAGCGGCGGCGGGAATCAACGCAGACTTGATGGCTGTAGTGGGTATTTATGACCCAAGCCAATTACCACAAGGAAATGTGTCAGGAAAAGCCTTGCAAGGCCAACAAATGCAAGTGGATATGACCAATTTCCATTATTACGACAATTTGACACGTTCTATTGCCCATACTGGTCGCATCATTCTTGACCTAATTCCTAAGATTTATGACAAAGAACGGGTAATGCGGATTATTGGGGACGATGGCAAGCCTAAAGTTGTGACTTTGAATCAAAAAGGTCAGGACGAAAACGGCATTGATAAGATTTTGAATGACGTAACCGTTGGTGAATATGACATTGTTATGGACACAGGCCCTGGTTACAGCACAAGACGTCAAGAAGCCGTTGAATCTATGATGGCCGCCCTAACTGCTAACCCCAATTTGTTTGGTCAAATTGGCGATTTGGTGTTTCGCAACATGGATTTCCCAGGCGCTGAAATTATTGCAGACCGTTTGGCTTCTGTTAACCCATTGGCTAATATTGACGATGAATCTAAGATTCCGCCACAGATTCAAATGAAGATGCAACAGATGGAAGCCGCAATGCAACAACTTGGCCAACAAAATCAGCAAATGCAAATGATTATCAAACAGCGCCAAGATATTGAACAGGTTAAACAGGCACATGAAAACCAGCGGGCTATGCTTAATGCCCAAGTTAAGGTCCATGACCAGAATACCCGTGCCATTACTACCCAAAACAAGACCGAAATTGATGCCCTTATGGATTTAATCTTGCATCATTTAGATACGGCTAAATTGGAAAAAGAAATTGCGGCACGTAACCTAGAACAGTATGGATTTGCCAAAGAAGCAGTTGGCAGTTTAGACCAAGGAAATGTTGCACAAACTCAATAAACTGTTGTAATATAGTCACAACCTACCGTTGGGTTCAGCGGGTCAAAATCTTGGGGTAACTCATGTCAGAAGCAAATGTAGCAGAACGTTTGGCATCAAACGTTGTAACAAGTGAAAATTTAGTTGAATGGAATGTTAATAAGTTAGGTTTAGCTACCGAACCGGCCGAAACTGCGGCTGAAACTGTTGAGGAAACTCCAGTTCCAGAGCCAGTAGCCGAAGAAGGTCAGAGTGAACCAGCCGAAACTGAACAGGAAACGACCGAAACAGAGGAACGAAAACCCAACCCTAAGTTGGAAAAGCGGTTTTCAGAGTTAACCAAAGCACGTAAAGCGGCAGAAGAACAAGCCGCCCAAGAACGTAGTGCTAGGGAAGCCCTGGAAGCACGTTTGCAAGCTTTAGAAGGACAGCAATCGAATAAGAAAACGATTGAAGTTAATACAAAGCCAGCACCAGATGACTATGAAGATGCGTTTAGATACGCTGAAGCATTAGCCGAATGGTCAGCAAACGAAGCAGTAGCAAGACGTGATAGGGAAGTTAAGCAACAAGCAGAAGAAGCCAAGAAACAAGAAGTAATGAAAACTTGGCAACAAAAACTTGATGCGGTGAAAGCCGAACTACCAGATTACGAAGAAATGGTTGCATCATCAACTGTTGCTGTAAGTGACGAAGTACGTGATGCAATTTTGGAAAGTGATATTGGTCCAAGAATTC